CTTGGAATCTAATCCACCACCACCGACACTAGTTAGGTCGGAAGCCCGCTTTAGCGGCCGGGCACGAGCTAGCACTCGCTAGTCGTGCACCAACGTCACATTGGACGAACCCTCAGGACTGAAGTGCCCCGGGGGTACCATCTGATTGCCCAGTTAAGGGAATCATATGGATCTCCGAGCCCACGGAAAGCCAGAAGCCAGCAAACTTGTTAGTTTGTCGACTAATGTCCTTCCATGAGAAGGGAGACAAGACCTCTTCTGGCTTGCCAGCCAGTTGAGGCTTGGGGATGTAGATACGCGTGGTAGCGGCCTCGAAATCATTTTGCTCATCCTTTAAAAAGGAAGCAAAACTAACGAGGATAGCTCCATCCGTATCAAGGTCAGCAGCTGTGCCCTCCGACAAGATGTATCCGTAAGAACGGATAACCTCATTGAAGGTATGTACAACTGTCATAAGCGCATCGGGAAGATTTGGAATTCTCTTCTTGGTGCGATTAACTAGGACCTCAACATCTACTACTTGATAGTTACTCATAACTTCTCCACTGGTTAAGTAAATGAGCACATCAAGTGCCCAATGTTTTCGGTGGTCACTATATCCCATAGTGCCTTGTCGATATCGGACCCGTAAATTTCCGACTCGACGGTTGTGTGCTGATAATCCCAGTAAGGGGTTACTGCACGCTTCGCGTCGTACGGGAGTGATCCGTTAGTACGGACCGTTATCGTCCCCCGTCGTATCTCACCTCTGAGATACGCCTCAAACAATCCGGAAGGATTGTAGATGAGTCGACGTAACCCTCGCGGGACATGTATATGTCCCTCACTGATTCTGATCCTGGGAGGGTGGGCCTGCCATCTCTTGTATGAGTATGACTGGTAATCCACGCTCTTGTAGATCAGGCGGTTATTACCCGCTTTCCCGATCAGTGACCATGGTACCCTAACGCCTGCATCATTATTCTCAGCAAATGGGACAAAGTAGGGTTTCTTCTTAAAGAAGCCCCATAGAGTCCTCATTGTCTGAGGAATAAGCAGACCGGTTCGGGCGGACCACTCGTTAAAGAGGTTAATTAATGACGCGACGTCCTGGTCAGTCTTCAACCTTCTGACATAAACAGGCCGTATATTGAAGCCACGATAGTAATCGTGACCGCAACTTTCGCGAAACCGTCCTGAGGAAAAGGACTTGTTGCCGTTTACTTCAAAGCCAAGAAGGCCCAGAAGCCTTGTCACACGGTGGTAATGGCTGCTAGGGACGATAATATCGTCACCAAAAACAGACCATACACCCCCAGGATTGTCTAAGGACCAGCTCTTTCGAGCTAGTTCATACGGACCATCTAGTGATAAGGAGGCAACAACGATACTTGAGAAAATGGCTGTCTGCAGAGGAAAGGTGAAACCGTTCCCCATAGTAGAAACCATACTCAAGCGGACTGTCTCCGATCTAGAAACTTGTGTTTCCGGGGACCTACACTCCAGAATGGCACTTTGCCATTCCATAGGAACGAAGGCCCCTAGGAAACCAAGACTTATAGAATCAGAGGCAGATTTCAAATCGATTGTTGAAATCGAATTTGACTCCGTCTCACTGCCGATCTTGGCCAGATACCGGCTTTTGGCCGGCTGGCTAGAAAGGTCTATGGAAAAGAAGCGATGAAGCCTCTTCTCCATAATTGATCCGAGCCCTAACTGTAAATACATATTTACAATTGGCTCGACACAGATCATTCGTGAGATCTCAGCGGTTTTAGGTGCGAAGGAAATGCGCGAACCTCGCACATACTCAGGGGATCCATAGTTCTCTTGTCGGATAAGTTCCGCATTAGCTAACTCTGGAAAGAACCTAGCATGAGCCTGATACATCCGTATCAGTGAGGCCGAAGTCGCAGTCAATCGGGAGCTAAAGTGTTTAGCATAATAGCTAAATCCTGAAGCACCGATAGCTGAGCCAGGACCAGATCTAGCGTTTTGGAAAACGTTAAACCAGTCTAGCTCAGTCCCTTTTCCGAGGTCCGTGAGGAAGAAATCCTCTAAGACTTTCGAAAATTGGTTCACCAGCAAAAGATCACCTTCAGTAACTGAAGGGTCTTCGGCTGGATGCACCCACCCCTCGCATTTTTTATTAGATGCGAGGAATACATCAAGCGCTTTAGCATCTGCACTATCCGAATGCTCTACGTACTTTTTAAGTACGTTTTGCATAAGATGGTGAGCTGCAGTACTCGATGCATACGAGGGTGAGCCGTCCTGATACACCTCAACTGGAGGTGAATTTGACAGGTACGGACGAAGGTCGGACTCTAAGGACCGGTAAATAGCAGCGGGACGACTGTCCACGTAGTTATCTCCATTGGTTGGTAGTAAAGGGTCTCAGTCTATCGATTAAGGTAGACAGCTAGCCCACGTACGGCTGAGGTGACGAAATCGGCACCATAAGCCATAATGAGGACCAGAACAGACCCATAGCCGATGCTCTGTTTGAGCAGTGGCTTAAGCTGCTTCACAGAACACCAGTCATCAAAAGGTCAGAAATACCATTTGACTGCTGGGCCAGCGCACCAAGGAAGCAGGAAACTGCACCCTTGATGTTTGGCTGGTCGGCTGAATCAGCGCCCGCGGGAACACTGAATTCCGCTCTAAACTGAGCGGTCTTCGATGCCTGACCGGCAAGGGGAGTCATCCCCTTACGCTGCAGGAGCCCGTAGACATTGAAACCAACCACGCGCAGGACACCCGTGGAATCAACGGCGTTCAGAGTTTTGAGGCTCTGAGGCCGATATCCAGTGAGCGTCCAGGGACGCGACGCAGCAGACCCGGTATCAACTCCGGTCTGTGTACCGCCAATAGCGGTAACAGCCCATTGTTTAGACCAGGCATTCGGCGCCGTGTCCACAGCCACCGTATAGGTGGGGGAGGTAAATCCCGTGATAGTCGATCCCGAAACGGGACTAGTTAGGCTAATAGCCATGGTAGACTCCAATCAAGAGGGTTAAGAATTAACGCTTTCCCTGAGAAAGACCCCGGTGAGCATCAAAGTCATTTTTCAATGGCCTTGAACGCGCGGCGTCACGAAGCAGCGAAGAGAACTGCTCCGGTAACTTAGGGTGTTGTGCAACACTGCGCATAGCCACTGCGGCTAGCTTTACGCCCATTAGAGCGGTCAAAGCGGCAATGTTAGCATACTGTCTCCACGACAAATCTAACGGGCTGGTTAACTCCAGCGTCGGTAGAGGAAGTGTAGATTGTATGCTTCGCACAAACGTAGTGCGTTGACGAGTGATAATGCCGGTCGTCGGGAGCCACTTCTTATAAGAAGCTCTGTTCTTATCTGAGGCGGAAAGGTTCTGTTTGTAAACTTGATCTATCTGATTGGATTGCTCCGTTCGGATAGTCTTGTTACACCAGCGAACCCCACCCCAGGGTACAGAAATAGCTCCAATTATGTCGCCAACATTGGCGAAATAGTCAGCGAGACACGAAAATGGAATAAGATTCCATATCGTCGGCAGAACGTCTCGAGCTTGAAGCCCGAGAACAGCTGCAACGGGCCTTTGGGGCACGTTACACTCCTCTGCCCAAACACCCTGGTAAACCACAGAGTACTTTAGCTTGCGTTGGACAATCAAATCCACCGCAAGATTCCCTCCAGGAGGAGGGATGCTAAAGTCCTTTAGTGTACTACCGATGTTCCCTTCGGCCACGGCATGAAACGGTCGATAGTTTGACATAACATCTCTGTTCTGCAAACCAACGATCGCACTTGCAATAGTCGACTCCAGCGGCTTATAGCCAAACTGGAATTGGAGCCAGGTGTCCGCTGCTGCTTTTGCAATACCAAGTGAGGTACGCTTTGAGAAGGCTTTCTTTGCCGCCCCAAAAGTGTCACTCACTAGACTACGCAACGCAGGTAGCGGTCGTCTCAAAGCATCGATCGTCTGTCCAATCTCCCCAATGTCTTCCCCTGCCTTAACGGCAGAAGCGAAACCATTGAGCTGAGTGTACAGAGTAGCGATGGACCGGTTTTCGACGGAGGTTAGAGTGGATGTATCACTGAGCATACTTGCATCAGTAAGATAATTTCCCACCGCATAAACGAACCCAACGTGAGTCTGACTGTAATTAATGTAAGAGGGATTACCCTCGGCAAAAATCCAGTCAAATGCACAATCTGGGTGTTGTTTTATGGTAGTCAACGACCGAATACCAGTGCACGGGGTTGTGGCGTTTAACACGTCACGAATCTGAGCACGGTACCGTGGGTTCTTCTTTCCCACGACACTATCAGTAACGGGAATCATCCTCGATTCACTACCGACATCGGTAGTAACCGTGGAATGAGACCCTTGAGTTACGACCCTTTTACCGTTGTTAGCGATATAGAGGTCGTGCCTGTTACTTTTAGTATAGTCATCGAATGCCATATAACCTCCTGGAGCTAAGGGTAGAGATACCTATGCCCATTACAGACATCTGTAACAGGGGCTGTCGAAAGACA